AGGCGAGAGGGTATTTGTTTAAGATTAAGAACAATTTCACCTACAAATGTCACAATTGTGGTGTTGGTAGGTCTCTCGCAAACTTTATAAAAGATCAAGATTCATCTCTCTATGATCAATATATCATGGAGAAATTTAAAGAAGGCAGCACTGGTAAGGGTACTAAAACACCCAACCCAAAATTCAATTTTAAGGAACCAAAATTTGTTCCAAAAGGAGTGGATCTTGAGAGAATTTCAGAGCTAAATACTGAACATCCAGCACGAGTTTATCTTGAGCAGCGTGGTATTAAAGACCTCGATTACTTCTATTATGCTCCTAAGTTTAAGGAGTGGACTAACAAGCAAAAGAGAACATTTGATACCCTAAGACAAGATAGTCCTCGTATTATAATACCATTCAAAGATAAAGACGGAAAACTATTCGGGTATCAAGGTAGATCGTTAGCTCCAAAGGCAAAGATGAGATACATTACGATAATGCTTGATGAGGATAAACCTAAAATCTTTGGACAGGATAGAATAGATTATGAAAAAGCAATTTACATTGTTGAAGGACCGTTTGACAGTACCTTCATTAAGAATTCCGTTGCGATGGCTGGGTCTGATGTTGATATTCGGACGTTTGGCTGGAGCGATCATATTTGGATATATGATAACGAGCCACGTAACAGAGAAATCGTCGCCAGAATCTCCAAGTCAATCGACCGAGGAGATAAGGTAGTGATCTGGCCAAAAAATATACAACAAAAGGACATTAATGATATGCATCTAGCTAGACATGATGTTCAAACTCTGGTAGAATCAAATACCTATCAGGGACTAACCGCAACCCTTAAATTTAACGATTGGAAAAAAGTATGACAAACGGGCATGGAAACACTAAGGTTCTCAAGCGAGATGGGACTGAGACCACTCTTAATCTTGATAAGATTCATAAGGTAGTAGAGGAAGCTTGCGAAGGTCTGGGGAGCGGTGTGAGTGCCTCTCAGGTTGAGATGAATTCTGGTCTTCAATTCTATGATGGAATTGAGACTAAGGTTATTCAAGAAATTCTAGTAAGATCTGCTAGTGATCTTATTAGTTTGGATGCACCTAACTATCAGTTTGTTGCTGCCCGTCTCCTCCTATATGGTGTATACAAACAGGTCTTTGGATCTGAGTGGGTTCGTGGTCTTCCTAGCGTATATGACCATGCGTTACACTGCACTAACAAAAACGTATATGATCAGGATATTCTTGGTAAATATACAGAAGAAGAGTGGAGCAAAATCAATTCATGGATCGATCATGGACGTGATGAGCTATTTACATATGCTGGTCTTCGCCAAGTAGTTGATAAGTATCTTGTTCAAGATCGTAGTTCTGGTGTGGTTTACGAATCACCTCAGTACATGTACATGATGATTTCTGTAACATTATTTCAAAATTACACAGACAATCGTTTAGACTACGTTAAAAAGTATTATGACGCAATCTCAAAGCACAGAATCAACATCCCAACCCCCATCATGGGGGGAGTCAGAACACCCATTCGTCAATTTGCATCTTGTGTTCTGGTTGATAGTGATGACACCCTCGATAGTATCTTTAGCTCTGATATGGCTATTGGCAAATATGTCGCACAGAGGGCTGGTATCGGTATTAACGCAGGCAGAATCAGGGGAATCAATTCTAAAATCCGTGGGGGAGAAGTTCAGCACACAGGTGTGGTCCCCTTCCTCAAAAAATTTGAATCAACTGTTCGTTGCTGTACGCAAAACGGTATTAGAGGAGGATCAGCTACTGTCCACTTTCCTATCTGGCATCAAGAAATCGAAGACATCCTCGTCCTCAAAAACAACAAAGGAACCGAAGACAACAGAGTCCGAAAGTTAGACTACAGCATACAAATTTCCAAACTATTTTATGAACGCTTTATCGAAAACGGAGAGATTAGTTTATTCTCTCCTCATCATGTTCCTGGTCTTTATGATGCTTTCGGAACTGAGTCTTTTGACGAACTCTACAGACAATACGAGTCCGACCAGACCATCCCTAGAAAGACTATTGCTGCCCAAGAATTAATTCTTGATCTTCTTAAGGAGAGAGCAGAGACTGGTCGTTTGTATATTATGAACATTGACCATTGCAATAGTCATTCTTCTTTCCTAGATAAAGTGAACATGAGTAACCTCTGTCAAGAGATTACTCTACCAACTACACCATTACAACATATTGATGGCGAGGGTGAGATTGCATTGTGCATCTTATCCGCTGTCAATATTGGTAAGATCAATAAGATAGATGAAATTGAAAACCTTTGCGACCTAGCAGTCCGTGGTCTAGAGGAACTTATTGATTATCAGAACTATCCTGTTAAAGCAGCAGAACGTAGCACCCTTGCTAGACGTTCTCTTGGTATTGGTTACATCGGACTAGCACATTACCTAGCTAAACAGGGATACAAATATGACGATCCAGCAGCATGGAAAGCAGTCCACGATTTATCTGAATCTTTCCAGTATTATCTACTCAAGTCCAGTAACGAAATCGCAAAAGAAAAAGGGAAGTGCGAATATTTCAATCGCACCAAGTATGCAGAAGGTATCCTCCCAATCGACACTTATAAGCGTGACATCGATGAGTTCTGTGGGAGTGAATTAAAACATGATTGGGAATATCTTAGAAAGTCTATCTTGGAACACGGTCTTAGGCACTCAACATTGTCCGCACAAATGCCTTCGGAGAGCAGCTCCGTTGTGTCAAATGCAACCAATGGAATCGAGCCACCTAGAGGGTTCTTGTCCACTAAGAAGTCAAAGAAGGGACCTCTTAAGCAGATTGTTCCGTCTTATGGATCTCTAAAAAACAATTACACATTGTTGTGGGATATGAAAGACAATGATGGTTACATTAAAATTGTAGCTGCCATGCAGAAATTCTTTGATCAAGCAATATCTGGTAACTGGTCTTACAATCCAGAAAATTATGACAATAATGAAGTTCCTGTTTCTATTATGGCAGGTGACCTTCTTAAAACATATAAGTATGGATGGAAGACCTCTTATTATCAAAACACATACGATCAGAAAGGAGAAGAACCTGAATTTACAGAAGAGAAGAAGCAGAGTATAGAGGATTTATTACAGGATATTCTAGAAACAGAGGAAGAAGATTGTGATAGCTGCAAAATTTAGAACCAACGAACCCATGAATAGCACTAGCGTAGAACGCATGACGGTATTTAATACTGACGAAGTAGATACTACTAAACAGAAGATGTTCTTTGGTCCTCCGTTAGGTGTCCAACGATATGATAAGTTTAGATATCCTATCTTTGATAAATTAACACAAAATCAATTAGGCTTCTTCTGGCGACCAGAAGAAGTTTCGTTGCAAAAGGATAGAGCAGATTACCAGACATTAAATGCAACACAGAAGCATATATTTACTAGTAATCTAAAGTATCAGATATTATTAGACTCTGTACAGGGTCGTGGTCCTGGTATGGCATTCATGCCATATTGTAGCTTACCAGAACTTGAAGGATGTATGAATATATGGCAGACCATGGAGATGATCCATAGTCGTTCATACACCCACATAATTAAAAATGTATATGCTGACCCCTCTGATGTTTTTGATCATATTCTAGACGACGAGAAGATCCTTGCACGTGCTCAGTCAGTGACTAAAGCATATGATGAATTTCTTAATGCAGCACATGAGTACGATCAAAGCAATCTTTGGAAAGATGGTTGGAGAGATCATGTTAATTCTGAATGGACATTAAATGATCTTAAACGTAAACTTTATAGAGCAGTTGCAAATGTCTACATACTTGAAGGAATCAGATTCTACGTATCCTTCGCTTGTTCCTTCGCTTTTGGTGAACTTAAACTCCTTGAAGGATCGGCTAAAATCATTGGTCTTATTGCGAGGGATGAATCGCAACACATGACTGTTACTCAGAATATTCTTAACAACTGGGTGAAAGATGATGATCCAGAAATGAAGAAAATTGCTGAGGAAGAAGAAGAAACTGTCTATGAGATGTTCCGTGAATCTGTAGAAGAAGAGAAGCTATGGGCAGAGTATCTGTTCAAAGATGGATCTATCATTGGTCTTAACGATAAACTTCTCGCTAAGTATGTTGAGTGGACTGCCAATCGTCGTCTGAAGTCTATTGGACTTAAGGCAATCTTTGACACTCCTATCAGCAACAATCCTCTTCCATGGACTGCACACTGGTTGTCTTCTAAAGGACTACAAGTAGCTCCACAGGAGACAGAGGTAGAGTCGTACATGATAGGGAGCATTAAACAAGATGTCAAAAAAGACACCTTCGCAGGGTTTCAGTTATAACTTTGAAATTGCCCTTGGCAAAGGAAAAGATACAACTTTATTAAAGATAAAGAGGTGGATCAGTAAACAGAAGCCACCTCTTAACACTATTCTCAAATATCTTTTTTCATACATAGAAAAATGGTACTGGGATGGTAAAGTCTTACAGACCATGGCGGGGGTTGATTTAGAAGTAAAAAAACTACATGAACAATGGGAGGAAGATGACAGACAAATCACCCCACACAGAGTGGAGACAGGAGTATTTGGAGATGAAGGCTGGTCTATCGAAATTTCAAACCCAGCTTTTGAAAGAGGGACCGAAATCTCTGTCCCAAAGTTGGTTACTCCAAGCAATGTACGGTCAGTGGAAACGGATGAAGGGGATACCCCCAGACCCAGAACCACCAGATTGCCAGAGCAGCATGAAGGAATGGGAAGAGTCAATCAAGAAATATCAGACCCGTGGGACTAAGTAATGAATCTTTGGAAAAATTATAAAACTGTTGTTGCAGATGTCTTTCCAGATATAAAATTTGTTAAGCGACATGCTGAATGGACTAGTGATAAGAATGTAAACCTGACTGCTGATTTGTATAAGGGTGATCATATTATCAAGTCTAGACAAATTGAAATTTGGGATGATAAATCTTGTAGTATCCATAACAATATAATATACCCTAAGACAGGATCTAATTTACCCTGTTTTGGTATGGATCTCATGGGAATGAGTGACAAGAGAGTTGTTATTGTGTTTGATTTTCAACATCCTGTAGAAAAATACCTATTTTATACACCAGAGCTACCTAAATCTGAGGGTACATATAGATTTTTTGAAGCAGGTAATCATTTCTCTGACAACATTGTTGTTAGATATTGTAAACCAGATGAAGTGGATGAACATTTACCACTATTTGAAAAATATCTGAGGTTTTATAAAAATATGTTGGATGAAAATCAACCAACTGGTACTGACACTTCAGAGTACATTGATTTTGACAAGTATATGATAAGACTTGACCCTATCTCAGGGTATTTGTCCAATAGATTTGGCAAAGAAGAGGCTCATACTTTAATTAAAGAATTCTTTTTCAGTTATGCGACACATAGTTAATGACCTAGCTAATATTATTCGCAAACATCAAGAAACTCTACCAAACATAGAGGAAATGGATGTTGATGATAAGTTTAGAGAAGTCTACAAAGAAACAGAAGATGGTAAACTAACCATTGAAAATGATATGCACGTGTGTACTGGATTACGCAAGGTCCATATGGAAATTGCTAGTCTAGGACCATTAGATATCCTTCACTGTATCTGGTATCCAGATCCTGAGTTTAATTTACCTATTTTTGGTGCTGATATTGTAGCTAATAAGAGTAAGGTCACTGCTGCTATTACAGATATCTCTCCTGTAGATGGTATAGAACATTCAATCTATGAAGATATCTCTGATATTAGTAGATACTATAGTTTTAAACACAATAGAGAGATCCCTGCATGGGGTACTATTTTCTCACCATACTGTAAGTTCGCAAGATTGGATGATGAAGAAGATATTGATGTATTTTGTAATGTAGTTAACGAATATCTAGATGTGTACGTTGGTGCTGTCTGGAAAGCTACTATGAATAGTCGTGGAGCAGAACAGAGATGGATGGCCCAGTCTGACTACTGTGCTAATCAGAGAAAGAATGATAAAACTAGAAAAATTTTAGAAGCATATTTTGGTGTGCGTTGGGCAGACCAATATATAAACCAAGTATTGTTTGATGAACCATAAATAGCACCATGAGCGTAATAATCTACCAAGAACATTGCGAGTATCTAGAGAAAGAGAATGAGGAACTCAAAGAAGAGGTTCTCTTTCTAAAGACTCAGCTTGAATATAAAACTATGGGTCTTCCAGATGGAGAGCTAAATACTGAGGAGTAATATTATGATCAAGTGGTTAAGGAACGAGTTTACGAAAACCCCTGGATATATGAGGGTAAACCTTTCACTTCTGATGATATTGGCGACCAGTTCGGTTTTGTCTACAGGATTACTAATCTCCAGACAGGTCAACAGTACATCGGTAGAAAATATTTCTACCAGAAACGAAAACCTAAAGGTGGCAAGCGTAGAGTCACAAGCGAATCAGACTGGAAACGATACTACGGAAGCTCTGAAGACCTTAAACAAGACATTAGAAGAGTGGGCAGAGAGAATTTCAAAAGAGAAATCCTCTCAACGCATTCCACCCCAGGTAGAGTCAATTATGAAGAGACTAGACAGCTCTTCACAAGAGGAGTTTTAACTGAAGCTCTAGAGGACGGGACACCTGCCTACTACAATTCAAATATACTCGGACGTTATTATAGAAAAGATTATTTTGAATCATGAGTGAAATACAAATTGTTGATCAATATCTCAATCCTAAAGATCATGAGCAATTACAAAGTATAATGTTACAGAGGGAATTCCCTTGGACACTTGCACAGAAAACTGGTGACATGGACATGGATGGTAAGTCCAGTGATCCATTAAATACTCAACTCAATCATTGGTTTGTTGATTTTAGGAATGCACATTACTCTCCATTTTTTAAATATGTTTTACCTATTGTAAATCAACAAAGAATTATAGGTATATCTAGAATCAAAGCAAATCTACAGTTGTGTACTGAAAAACCTATAGAATCTGATTACCATGTTGATTTATCTTTGAGATATGGAATTGCTGATATACCAGAACCACATCCTACCAAT